TTGTACTTCGGATTTTTGTTTTAGCTTTGGGATTAAAGAGGTAAAAGCTGTGCATTTTCCTATGCCACCCTCTACTACATAAGTGTTCATTATTAAGTTTCTAATGCTTCTATTCTAGATTTCAAGTCTTCGTTTTGTGATTTTAATTCTTTTATTGCATTGACTAATACAGGCACTAATCTTTCATATTTTAAACCATAAGCTGTGTCATCTTCGTTTAGATTAACAACCAACATATCTTCTTTATTATTAGCAAAACCTATTTCTTGTTCTAATGCTAATACGTCTTGAGCCATAAAACCAATATGGAGTTTATTTCTTTTTTTACTTCCATCTGGTGTAATATCTAATATGCTTTGATTGTCATCTGTTACATACCAACTTCGTTTATCCCATTTATAAGTTTTAGGATTTAATTTTGTTACAAAATCTAAACCATGTGTAAAATCAGTTATATCAGCTTTATCTCTTTGGTCAGATGATGAAATAGATGTATCTGCACAATATAGGTTTGTAATATTATTATCTCCAAGAACTACATTATTACTTCCTGTTGTAATTGCACCTGATGGAGAAGATGCTCTACCAGCTTCAAATCCTAACAATAAATTATTAGACCCTGTTGAAATATTATATCCTGCGTTTCTACCTATACCAGTATTACTTTCACCTCCATTGGTATTAAATAACGCAAAATAACCAAATGCAGTATGATAACAAGAAGTTGTATTAACAGCCATAGCTGCATAACCAACTGCTAAATTGTAATAACCTGTTGTATTATTTGCTAAAGCACCTTGACCGACAGCAATATTATGAATACCTGTTGTGTTATCTTGTAAAGCACAAGTTCCTATTGCTACTTGTTTATCACCTGTTGTGTTAGATAATAAAGCATTTCTACCAACTGCTACATTTTCATTACCAGTGGTGTTATTTACTAAGGCACTTACACCCATAGCAATATTACAATTACCTGAAGTATTAGCTCTTAAAGAACATAATCCCATTGCAGTATTGTTTGCACCTGTCGTATTAGCATAAAGTGATTGAAAACCAACTGCTGTGTTGTTATTAGCTGTGGTGTTGGAACGCAATGCTTGATAACCAATACCTACGTTATTTTCACCTGTCGTATTAAAAGTAAATGCGAATGCACCTACAGAAACATTTTTAGAACCTGTCGTATTAGCACAAAGTGATGCTTGACCTATTCCAATATTACAATTACCTGTCGTATTACAAAATAATGCTCTTTGTCCTATAGCAACATTACGAAAACCTGTCGTATTATATGATAAAGATTGTTGTCCTACAGCAATATTACAACTTCCTTCTGTATTGTTAGATAATGCCTCTTTACCTACTGCTGTGTTCTCAGTACCTATTGTATTTTGTCTAAGCGACCATAAACCAACTGCAGTATTACCAGAACCTGTCGTATTACAAATAAGTGAAGCATAACCTAATGCTACATTATTAGTACCTGTAGTATTAGCAAAAAGTGATTGATAACCTACTGCTGTGTTGTTTGAAGCTGTGTTATTACATAAAGACCTTTCTCCAATAGCAGTATTTTGACTACCACTAACATTTGCTCTTAAAGTTTGTGAACCTAAAGCTATATTATTGCTTCCTGTTGTATTAGCAGTTAAAGAATATCCTCCAACACTTGTATTACATAATCCTGTAGTATTAGAACATAAAGATGATACACCTAATGCTGTATTAGTGTATCCTGTCGTATTAGAACAAAGTGCTAGATAACCTACTGCTGTGTTGTTATTTGCTGTTGTGTTATTTCTTAATGAATCTGTACCCAATGCTACGTTAGATGTACCTGTTGTGTTAGACCTTAAAGAACATTTACCAATTGCTGTATTATCATTTGCTGTGGTGTTACATAATAAAGCATTTAAACCTACTGCTGTATTATAACAACCTGTAGTATTATAATATAGTGCGTATGCTCCTATTGCTGTGTTCCAACAGCCTGTTGTGTTAACTGTTAAAGAATTAGAACCTACTGCTGTGTTATATTCTGCTGTTGTGTTAGCATTTAAAGATAGATGACCAACTGCTGTATTATTAGAAGCTGTGGTGTTAGACAGTAAAGCGTTAATGCCAACAGCAGTATTACTACTGCCAGTAGTGTTGAATAATAAAGATTGAGTTCCCAATCCTGCATTATTATTCCCTGTGGTATTTGAGCTTAAAGTTCTTCTACCAAACGAAATGTTGTCACTTCCGCTAGTGTTTGCGTCTAAAGATTGATAACCAACTGCTGTGTTTCTATTGCCGCTTGTATTAGCAACCATTACGTCACTACCTAAAGCAGTGTTTTGCAGTCCAGTTAAAGAGCCGCTAGATAAGGAATTATCACCTAAAGCTACGTTACTTGTACCTACAGGATAATTACCATCTAGTTTGATTGTGCCACCATCTACACTAACATTACCAGCAACAGTTAATCCATCTGTAGTGATTGTTCCTACATTATCAATGTTTCCTGTGCCTGTTATATCGTTTGAGTTTAGGTCTAGGTTTCCACCAAGTTGTGGGGTTACATCATCTACAACATTTGATATTCCACCTTGAATAGTTGACCAAACAGAACCATTGTAAAATTTTAATTCATTGTCAGTAGTATTAAAGAATAAATCCCCTTCATCTAATGAAGTAGTAGGGTTAGTTGCACCAATTCTATATCTTACTGCAAATGTATTTATATCGGTAATATTGTTTGCAGCAGTTGTAACATTAGTATCAATAGCAGCTACAGCACTTACATCTGTATCTATTGCAGCTACACTTGAAACATCAGCAGATATTCCAGCAACAGTCGTTACATTAGCACTAATTCCTGAAACAGTAGTTATATCTCCTGATATACCAGCAACAGTTGTTACTTCAGTTGCAATAGGAACTAATCTATGAAAAGTATAAGTATTTAAAGTTGAGGTAGTTTCTACCAACATTCCATAACCATTAGGTATAGGACTGCCAATACCTGCTGGAATAGAATTAATAGTTACAGTAGCACCAGCAGTTGTTTGAGCATCTGTTGAAACTCCAGTACCAGTATTATAAGTCATACCTCCAGCATCAGCGATTGATACAATAGTACCTGTACCATCATTAATATCTGGATTAGTAGTTGGGAATGAATCTTCATTAGCAATAGCTACAAAACCACCTACATCATCTACTAGATCAATTATTCTAGCATCAATAGCAGCAGTTGTTGCAATATAAGAATCTGAACCAGACCAAGTATCTCCAGATGAAATTGTTTCAGAACTATCTTGTCTAAAGTATCTGCCATCAGAAGCTGATGTTGTAAAGAATGTAGTATCATTAGGAGTATGACCTGATGCTTCAGCATTAGTAACAATAACTGCATCTGCAATTTTGTCAGCAGTAACAGCATCATTAGCTATTTTAGAAGTTGTAATATTTGAATCTGCAATTTTGGCAGTAGTTACATTTGAATCTGCAATCTTTGCAGTAGTGATTTGAGAATCAGCAATATGTTGTGTATCTATAGATCCATCTACATAATGTTCTGAGTTTATGCTATCATCAGCTATTTTAGTTCCATCAACAGCATCAGATGCTATCTTTGAATTAGTAATACTAGCATCAGCTATTTTGCCTGATGTAACATTTAAATTAGTAATTTTAGCAGTTGTTACTGAATCAGTTGCAAGTTTTGCATTAGTAACATTACTGTCTGCAATTTTAGCAGTTGTAATTTGTGAGTTTGCAATATGAGCTGTGTCTATTGAACCATCTACATAGTGTTCAGAATCAATACTATCATCTGCAATCTTAGAACCATTAACAGAATCTGCACCTAGTTTAGCATTAGTTACAGCAGCATCATTAATCTTAGCAGTAGTAACTGCACTATCAGCAATTTTAATTGTAGTAACTGAACCATCTGCTAAAGTTGCAGTAGCAATTACACCTGTTGGAAAAGAATTATTTGTTTTAGATAAAGCACCAATATAAACATTGTCTATTGCTTCATTTGATAATGAACCACTATCCCAAGTTACATTGATTGTAGTATCTGTTGAAAAAGTTGAAGAACTAATTGTTCCATAAATTGTACCAGGAGTTGTTGCAGTTAATTTAATTCTTCTGCCTTCATGGTAAATTGGAGTTACATCAACACCAACAATTGTAAAAGAAGTAGCTGATGCGTAAGTTGCAGTATAAGCTCCATCTCCATCACCATATTCTACCCATTGAGAATCATTATACCATGATCTAGTATTAACCATTAATGCTCTAATGGCATTATTTAGATTAGATGGTAGCATCCCTTCTGCAACTGAGATACCATTTAATGATGTGTTGTTTAAATTCGTTGTTGAATAATCTTTTATACCTGCCACTTTAATCTCCTATGAACCAAGCAAATGCTTTATTGTTCTCTTGGTTTTTTTCATTTATTAATGCGTTAATTGCTTCCTCAATTTGTCTTTGGAAAAACTCTTGAGTTTCAAAACTGTATCTAACATTATCTATATCAGTTTTATCGGTCATCGCAACCCTCCTCTTGATGCAACTAGATCAATTCCTTGAGCATCCTTCCAAACACCTCCACTAGGTATTTTAACATTTACCTTAATATATCTGCCAGATTGTCTGACTGGGTTAATTCCTGTTGAGTTCATGCTCACCGAACTAGACTCAGTTACAGTATCAGCTAAACGATCTCTAGTTTTAATAGTAACTGTAGCTGTTGCATCTACTATAGGTCTTATACCAATTATATTCGATCTTAGTCCAGGAAACAACTCTAATTCTCTAGTTTCTATCTCACCTTCGTTTGCAGTTCCAGAAAAAATAGCAGCTTTATAATTGTTATCTATAGCACCTAGCAATAATTGTCCACCATTCCAAAAGTCGGTATCTAATGCAATATTAATATTTTCTAAGTTTTCTGAAATAATATCCATTAACTCTACAGTATAAGCACCAACGAATTGTGAGAATATGGTACTAGCATTAGCAGTAGCAGTTGACCATTTTTGAGTTGCATAATTATAAATTAAAATCTTATCACAAATACCAGTTGTATTAGATGTATTCGATGCTGATGGATATAACCATAAAGCTAATTGATTAAAAGGATCAACTGCAGCACATATTCTATCAGAAAAGGCTTTGTTTAAATCAGTATCAAAATAACGATTTACTTTTTCTGCACCGATTGGAATTACTTGGTCGCCATTAATTTCAAAAAATCCATCGTCTGCATAAAAGAATACTCTACGATTATCTTGGCAAACTGTTCTTCCATACACAGCTCCTCTGTTTGGTGAGATAACTGATAATCTAAATACTGTTGCACCTCCAACATAGTCTAATCGAACTATTTGATTTTGTCTAAAGACATAACCTATCTCTCCAGAAGTTATGGCAACAATTTGTCCACCAGAACCAGGTAAGTCTTGCAAGTCCGATTGTTTAGTACCACTTTCCCAAGTAGCAATATCATTAATCCCTGACCATTGAATTCTATTTGATGCGTTTGAATGATTTCCAGTAACTAAGAAATCTCTAATAACTCCTGATACTCTAAATGTTGGTAATGTTCCTGATGTAACAATAGATGAAAGATTAGCAAAGTTAGTAGATGTTCCCATTAAATAATATTGAGGTGCATCTACACCATTACTTGCAATAACATAATTACCAAATTGAGTAAAAGTCCAAAAATCTGTGTTGCCACCTGTTAAACTAGATTTTCTTGAAGTAAAAGTTCCACCTTCTAATTGGTAAATATCTGTATTGTTAGCTACAAAGTTAAATACAGTATTAGCATTATCTCTAAAAGATCCAGCTCCTCTACTATCTGTAGAAATATTATTAGATGAATAATTAACTAAGGAAGGAAATCGTTTATAAGATTGAGTTGCAAAATAAACATTGTTTGCAATATTTGCACCTGGATTAAGATGTTCAGGTTGATCTGGTAGCCATTCTCCAAAAGGTATTTGCATTTAATTTCCTAAGTATTATTAGTTACAGAAATTCTTGAGCTATCACTAAATGCAGATGCAACTGTTACATCAGATCGTTGTTGTAAAGGTGCGTTGCCATACTGATCTTCTCTATCATTTCGTTCTAATCGTTCTAAAGCAGTTTGATACATTTTTTCCCACTGACCTGTTTGATTCGGTTCAATACCACCTAAGAAATTAGCAGCATGATATAATGAACCATATAAATAAATTGCAGGGTGATTTGCTAAAATATAATTTGAAGTATTTGAATCTGATAAAGGATCAAACTCTTTGTAATAATTTAAATAAGCTGTGTATGCACTAGCAGGACTTGGTGCAAATCTAAAAGTATCTCCTAAAATTGTATAAGAAGAAGGTTGTCCAGTCATAGAACCTCCTTTAATCTGATCCATTTGTGCTGGAGTAATATAATTTAATGCGTATTTAGTTCCACCATTTAAAATATAAAAATCTCTTACTTGTAAAAATCCTGATGGTAAAGATTCTGTTTCAGCATCTACAGTAATTGTAGTCTGAGTTATCATTTTTCTAATTCTTAATTTAGAATTAAAGTCTTTTTCTGTAAGTACAATAAAATCTCCAGAAATTTCTGAAGTTAAATCAGATCGGTTTAACCAATTTGCAATTGAAGTTTTTAAAGCTGAATAAGTATTTAGTGCCATTATATTTTACCTTCTGCAGTTCTAAAGTATCTAAACTCACTACTATTTAGTTTTTTTTGTAATATTTTTTTTTGTGTTTCTTTTGGCAAACCAAACCAGTTATTAGTACCATTATATTCTTTTGCCCAAACTTGCAAAGCAATAGTTGGAATACTAGCGACTCTT